CACACATCCACTTAGCACTTTGCGTGCCTATGTGCAAGGACATCCAATGGCCAATACACCAATTCGACAAATTGCTGGTGGCATTGGTCGAAATGTTGTCGGGGCAATGGGCACTGGTTTGGCCGGAGCTGTGCTCAGTCCAGAAAGTGCTTTTACAGCACCATACCAAATGGCCGCAATGGAACAAGACCGAATCCGTGCCAATCCCACTGCACCTGAATACGCTACCAATCCTTATGCACAACAGTATCGCGGCGAAGCTCCCACTCAAGGTGCTGCTGGCGCAATGAATCAACGCCGTGCCGTGGTAGGACAACAGTATGGTGGCTTATCCCCCGAAGATCAAGCCAGATTAGAAGAAGACCAAGCACAACGAATGATACGCTACGTTGCCTTAAAGAAAGCTCTAGGACAATAATATGAACGACTTGATCGAACGACTACGCGAAGTATTTGCAACCAATTTTGTTGCCTACTATCAAAGCCACGTGGCACACGTGAACATAGTGGGTCGTAATTTTTATTCGGATCACAAGTTGCTACAAAAGATCTACGAAAACCTGCAGGATCAGATTGACACAATCGCTGAATTCCTGCGCAGTGTAGAAACATTTATGCCCGAAAGCATTGGCGATGTGGTGGATATGACTCAAATTGCCGATGATCTTGTGCTAGGGGACAGTGATACTCTGTTGCGATTGGTTGGTAAAAATTTACAAACCCTGGTTGACCTATATAGAGAATTGGAAACAGCCGCCGATGACGCTGGCCAAGATCAAATAGCCAATTATGCACAAGACCAAGAAACCATCCTGACCAAACAGATCTGGATGATCACAGCCACTGTGGGCGAAGATGAACCGGATTCGGACTACGATGACTGAAATGACCGTGATAGAACCAGTAACCGGTGAAGCCAGCAATCTAGAACTGCACACCGAACTGTGTGCTCAAAGATACACACAGCTGATAGCCAAGTTTGATGAAGTGGATGGTCGCTTGGATCAGATACACGAGACCTTGCGTGACATACACACGCACATCACCGACATTCGATCAACCACTGCAAACACCTACCTTCGATGGGCCGGTGCTGTGATCACGATCCTAGTGGGCATCGTGATACATTTTGTAGTGCAATAGCGCCTGTAGACTTACCAATGCCTTGATGTCTGGGCGGAACGGACCGAAATGCTCCAGTCCAGGTCACTATCGCTTTGGCCCGTGATTTATCCGGCTGCTCTAAATTGGTCACTGCTGACTGTGTGTTCTTGGCCAACACCGTCATAGTCATCAGGATTGTAGCTCGAATGCGCCACCACTCGATTGGGATCTGTTACAAGATCCACTGCAAAAGTAGCCTGACTGCGCCGCAAATAAGCCACCGAACCTAAACAATAATAACCCGCACGTTCATGCAGTCGCATAAACACACCCGAATCTTGCCTGATGGTGCTGGAGCATATGATGTTGATTGAGCAAGCATCAGCCCAGGTCTCCCACATACGCAACATCTGTGCCACCAGGTGCACACGAGCACGAACCGGCAAGTCCAGTCGCACATGTGCCATCCTGATCGCAATCATTTCTTCAAGACTCCAAGGTGCACGCTGATCACGCATGGCCCAGGTATAGGCTATGATCTGGCCAGTTTCGCAATGTTCGGCCACTGAGATCAGCTCTCTACGCGGATTGTAAAATTGATTCACAGTGCCGAGCAACACATTCCTGCTGAATTCTAACGTGTCCCAACGATAGATCGGCTGTGGTTCCTGATCAAAATACTGCTTGGCCATGGCTTCAATTGCGGGCGTATCTGGTCCTGTGGCCGGTCTCCAACGCCAAGGATCCTCAATGGTATGTGCGTATTGTTCCAGGTTAGGGTTTTTCATTCTTCGCATGGGGGTATCTTTCTCTTTCGGCCTCGTGGTTGTGGTTCATGACGGATTCGTTCAAGCCAGGCTGATCGGGCACGACTGCGCCAGCCGGCCCGGATGGCAGCACCTTGCATGGTGGCATGTGCTTCTCTGGTGATCACTTGTGCATTCGCCGGTGTCCAAGGCAGTTCCCAGTCGCGTCGGGTCATGCAATAACAGCCCCGCTCACGCCCGCGATCCCACCACCTATCACCCCATAGCTGGACCCAGTCTTCGAATTCCAACTGCCAGATTTCGCCACGAAACTGTGCTTGATTTTTCTGCTGACGCCAGGCTATGTGTTGCTCGTGACGTGTTTGATCGGGTCCCGATAACCATGCGTGGGGTCTTGGGCCTGGTCTGCTGCCTATGGGATTCTTCATTGGAACAACTCCTGCCATCTTGAAGGGGGATGCTCATTGGCTTCGACCAATCTCAATGCTTCTTGCCGATCCTGACATCTGTAAGTGATTCGAGCCGGGCTATCAGCACTGACTATGGGTGTGCCGTCTCGTGTGTGTCGTCCGGTGCGTTTGAGATCCGTATAGACCCCATAGCTATTTGGATCACAAACCACATGATCCCATCCGGATCTCTTGAAGTTGTCATATGTGGGATCCACTGTCATTTCCCACAGGGTTCGATCATCAACACAATAGAATGTGAGTCGCCACATGGTAACGCCATTCCTACCTGGTCTTTGATCTTGATCTACCAATACATAATCCATCTTGCTCTCCTCATATGATTTATTTACCACGATAGTCATATTATGCTGTATTTGATAGGGAATTACAACCACTTTGGAAGATCTCACAGAGATCTAATCACTCGCTCATCACTCGTGATTCGTTGTTTCCGAAAGCAGCTAGTGATCTTGTATGAGATGGGTAATTTGAGGATAGAATCACGCTATCCGAGCCGTGATTCTTCGACGGGTATCGTCGGACAGATCCTTATAACAACGCCATTGAGGCCAGGTAGGTTTTGCGATCACCTGTTTGGTTGCGAACACGCAGAGACTGGGGATACAAGGACATCCGATCCAGTGCTCTTGTGGGTTAACCCGAAGGTCGTGACTCCCACTCACTTTTGAACTGTTACATACACGCAAAGGGTCGTCCATTCGTAGGGTTCAGACTAATAGGACTATTCTTTAAGCATCCGGTCAAGGGTAGTGCGTATAGGCCACTGTGAGAGCAACAGCGATTTGACTACCGTCACACATCAGAACGGGTTTGTCAGCCAAGTTATCTAGAGGGCCAGTCTTTGTAATTCTCTCTATACATACTTAGCCGGCAAAAAAATAACCCCTAGATTTCAGGGGTCAATGTGACGCATTTATAATAGTTAGAAGTAGCAAGAGACTGTGTCGATTTTAGAGAGAATCAAGACAGACACGGTTGAAAGGTGAACCAGTCTCTTGCTACAAGTATTTAGTTGTAGTATAATAAACATTACTAAAACCACACAGGAACACCAAATGACCATACTGTTTGAACGACTAAGATTACAAGCACACCTTACGGGATTACGCGAGCGAATGGGTCCGGCAGCTGATCAAGTCTTGCTTGCCGCGCTTGAACAATACTGGGCCAAGACCCAAGAAACTCCAGAACTCGACTGGGAACACGCCGACTCTGAGTAGGTTGCGGCGACCACGAACCTGCAATTCGTCGCCAGGTATAAAGAGGTCTTGCTTCAGGTAAGTTGAACATGGCGATATTTATAGGCTTAAATAAGTGCCTATGAAACGAATCTTGACCAGTCTGGAGCTACCCGAAGGTGAATACCGAGTGTTTGAAATGCGACAGCTATGGGTAGTGACCTGTGAAGGTGTGCCCATCAGTTGGGGTGTAAGAACACCCAGTCAGATTCAAAAAGTAATCACTAGAAGCGAACCTAGAGCGTTTGCCAGTCAGGTCGCAGCAGATCGACGAGCAAGACTGCTAAATGAACGGTTCCAGACCGATCAATTTGCCATACAACAACTTATACCAAGAAAGGCCTAACATGGGCGCAGGACCAGTAAGACAACCAGGTCGTAAGACCATTCCAAATCCCATACCAGGCCGACCGTGACAGTGTTGCGTGTGGTGAGCATGTGGCTGGCCTTGATTGCAGTGCCACCAGTGCTAATCTGGGTGATCATAATGCGATATCGAATGTGACCAGCCGGGATTTAGCTAAATACATGCCTAACGGAAATACAATCAGAAAAAACCAGAATAGAAAAGGATAGCAATGCAGATCATATCAATGCCCATAGGCCAAATCCGACCATACGCCAAGAACCCTAGAAAGAATGACCGCGCAATAAAGACAGTGGCCAACAGTCTAGAACAGTATGGATTCCAGCAACCCATAGTGGTTGACAGTGAAAACACAATCATAGTGGGACACACACGATACCGTGCGGCACAGAGCTTGGGCTTCCAGGCTGTGCCAGTGCTGGTGGCCGCAGAACTCACGCCCAAACAAGCACAGGCCTATCGGCTGATGGACAATAGATCAAACGAAAACGCACGCTGGGACGATGGCCTGCTGTTGGAAGAACTACAAGCCATGCTGGCCGATATAGACATACAACAAGCCAGTCATCAATCAGGATTTACCGAAAGCGAACTGAACGCTTTGTTTAGAGATGACCGTGACCAACTGGATGATCTACAGGATCATTTAAACCCGGTGACCTACAGCCAACCAGGCGATGTATGGCTGTTGGGTTCGCACCGCATCGCCAACGGTGACAGCACACGGCCTGAAACCATAGCCAAATTACTGGCAGGTGACCCAGTGGACTTGGTATGGGAGGATGCACCCTACGGAATCACATACCAAACACCAAACGGTATCAATCACTCAGCCGAATACCGTGCGCTCACAAACCATATCATAGCCAACGATACACTGAGCGGCGCCGAACTGGATGCGTTCCTGAACGCACACATGAAGGCCATAGTGCCGCATATGAGACCCGGAGCCAGCCTATACTGGTGTCACGATATCCGATACAATCACCAATTCAAACAGGTGCTGGAATCCAACGGCATACACATAGCCGACACGCTGATATGGCGCAAGAACAACGCCAGCACTTGGTTGACCGATTACGCCAAATACTACGAACCCATCATATATGGCTGGCGCGAAGGTGCCGAGCATGCCTGGTATGGCAAGAACATGCAGCCAAATGCGTTTGATCTGGATGGTTTGGAAAACAAGAGTCGCGAACAGTTGATCCGAATCATACAGGCTTGGGACACCAACTATCAAACCTTCCGCAAGGAACCAAGAAAGATAGCCAGCCTGCACCCTACAGTGAAGCCGGTCAAGCTGATTGAATATCACATCATAAACAGCACCCAACCGGGTCAAACTGTGTATGATGGATTCTCAGGATCGGGCTCAACCCTGATGGCCTGTGAAGTGAGTGGACGACTGGCCCGCTGTGTGGAACTGGAACCCAAGTTCGTGGATGTGACCATACGGCGCTGGCAAGAGCATACAGGTCAGTTGGCCGTGCGTGAATCAGATGGTGCAGTATGGTCTGAACTGTCGGCTCAATCTGCTGTGAGCATGCAAGAACAGGCCAACGCCAACCTGGCTCAGCTGTTCAACCTGCCCGAGGCATAATATGACTCCAAAAGAACTAGAACAAGAAATAGAGCGTGCCGCAAGCACTCTGCTGACAGACGACGAAATCTGTAAAAGTCTGGGAATCTCTGAAAGCGATCTGGCTCGACACTACACAGTGGTCGAACGCACCAGAATCAGACTCAAACAACGACTCAACGCCAAACGCATAAATGATGCAGCCACCGCAGGTGACCCCACTGATCTAGTGGCCAGCATACCGCGCAACAACCGTGTGAAAGCCAGCTCACGCGGCGGTGCTCGACCTGGATCGGGTCGCAAGCCTGGCACAACCAACAAGATATCGGCCACACAGATCCTGGCCAGTATAGAAGTCGAAACAGGTGAAGAGTTCGGCACACTGCTGGCACAGGGCTATGCAGAAGCCATACAGACCAATGACCGTGTGACACGCTTGAAATACGAGCAAATGATCCTGAACAAAGTGGTGGCCGAAAAGGTTGAAGTGGATGTGGGCGAAAGCGAAAGCGCACTGGAACGCAAACAGTTGGCTTTTAGGGATATCATGCTCAAACTGTCCGCATCTGATGACAGAGATAAATAATACTATTATGCCACTGATCAAAAGCACAAGTAAACGAGCATTTGGAAAAAATGTAAAAGCTGAATTGGCAGCGGGTCGACCTTTAAAACAAAGTCTAGCCATTGCCTACAGCGAAAAACGATCAGCTGCTCGAAACAAACCATCCGCTCAGGAGCACAGTGCTCACACTAGTGAAATGGCCAGTGCATATGAGAAGAGTGTGGCACACACTAGACAGGACCTGACGCCTGCACGGAAAACACGTAGGATCACCAAAGGAAAATTATGAAAAAGAACTCAGGTAGTTTAACAAGAACACAAACAGCCAGCTGGCAGCATGACTCAATGGACAAGGCCGAGGGCCTGGACAATGATTCAAACCATCCCAGCTACAAGGCCTTAAAGAAATACTCAGGCAACCAACACGGTGGAGCCGCTGAAGGCAACTTTGGTCGTGGTGCACTAAAAGGCAACACCAATCCAACCGGCGTAGGTCCTCGACAGGCACCCACAAGTGGTGTGCCCAATTTCCAGTCCTACATGAAGGATTCAGACTCGATCAACTTTGGTCGTGGACCGGTCAATGCAGGCAGCACCAGAAGCTTTGAACCCAAGAGTGGTCAAAACTACCGTGGCAATGCCGACATGATCAACATGGGACGTGGACCAACCAAGGGCAACGCACAATGAGCACAACGTTCAGACCCGCAGGTCCAACCACTCTCATAACCGGCAACACCACAGCCGCACAAGGCAACATTGTGAGCACTGGTGCCTACAGCACACAATACTTGCGTATTGACAATGTGAACAATGCCAACATAGATGCGTTTGTGAACTTTGGCACAGCCAATACCACTACAGCCACCATAGCCAATGCCACCTCAACTGGCAACAGTTTTGTGGTGCAACATGGCGACAGTGTTATTGTAGCCACCACTGGCGGTCTTAACCAAGACCCTACAGCCAAACTGTATATCAGTGTTGTGACCTCGTCGGGCAATGCTGCGGTTTACATCACACCAGTCGCGCTGGTCTCTTAAAGGAAAATATCATGAGTCAGAAAAAAGGCCAAGTCCTAATCGAAAAGAACACAGATCCCCGGGGTCGTGTCAGTGTAAAGAACATGCAGGCCCGGCCAATCAATCAAGGTCGTGGTCCTACAACAGGCAATCAGAATCCTGGTAGCAAGAGATCCACGTTTGTGAAATCAAAAGAGACTGGTGAGAAGCCAGCACTGGCCAAGTTTGTTCTAGATGCCTTGGGTGATCGAGGCGTGGACATGAAGCCGTCGAAGATGGCAGCCACTGAGCCACTAGATGCTGACCGTGGTCCAAAGCGCAATCCAACAGCGGGCGGCACCCAGTATGAAATGCGCAACAAGAAGAAATAAATAATCACACAACAGGGTTGTCCGGGTGGATGATCCTGTAGCAGTCAAGTCACGTAAAGAAAAGGAAAGCAATGACTAAGAAAACCCCCACCCCTATCAACAGCCCGGACTCAGATCCCTGGGAAACAGAAGCTGTCGCAATAGATCCTGCTGACAAAGCAGCGGCCTTGGCAACGGAAATCACCGAAACAGACTCGGAACGTATACAGCGTGCGGTTCAAGCACAGCGTGCCACCGAACCCGAACAGCCTGAATACGACATAGACGGACTCATGACCGACTTCCCAACTGCGACCGAACTGGAACGCTTTGTGTATGACCAAACAGGTCATGTGCTGAACCTCAAAGGTCGTGCCAACAAGTTAAAATACCAAGTGGCCATGGATGTGCTCAACGGCATTGAAGTAGACGCCAAGTTCACTGGCGGTGACAATCCGTATGTGGATCGTAGCGAACTGGTGCCAGTGGAAGACCTTAAACCAGTGCCGGATCGTGATCCAGGACTACCGCCAGAAAGCGAAATACAAAACCAATTTTACACACCATTCATTCCACATCCGGATCCGGAATATAGAGCCAAGAACAAAAAGGTTCACACGGTGTTCCGCAAGTATCGTAACGGCATGATCAGCTACGAAGTTATTGGACCAATTGAACCTCGAAGCATTGGTGAAAAGATGGACAAGTTTGGTCGTATGCGACCCGAACTCATGAGCTGGGTTGATCCCAGAACTGGTGAGCAGATTGCTGTGCGAGCAGATGGATCAATGACACCAAGAGGTCGTAACCTGCGTGCCATCATGATGACACTGAAAGTAAACAACACCAATCACTGGAACATGTGGGTCGACAGAGACTTCATAAGCAGCGAGCGTGGCGAACTGCGTAACCCTTGGGACTTGAGCTCATGATAGATCAACGGGCCGAAGCCCAGGCCGCTGAGGATACCAAGATCAATCAAAAGGTCAATCGAGCTTATCGAGAAGCCTTTGAAGCCAAGTTTCCTGATCAGTGTCAGCACATCATGCGACTCATGGCCGAACGGCTACAACAAGGCCTGCGCAAGGATGCCGACAGTATAAGCAATCTTGAGGCTGCGGCCTTGGCCCTGGGTCTAGCAGCCATACACAGCATACACACGCAGTTATGATTGATAGTGCAGTGCTCATGCGCAGGGCTGTGCGTTGGGTTATGGAGAAACACAATCTCCTGCCTGGTAGCTTGGCTTCAATGAGCACTGACATCAGAGAACCATTCGAACAGCTAAGTATCGGCGTAGCCGATGACATGCAGTATAATCAACTCAAATACTTTAGACCATTTGAACATCAGAAAAGATTTTTCGAAACATATGAATCACCGCGTCGCGGTATATTGGCTGCAAATCGTATCGGCAAGACTGTGTCAACTTGTTATGAAACAGCTATGCACCTTACCGGCATATATCCTGATTGGTGGTGTGGTTATCGCTTTACTCACCCTATTACAGCTATGGTTGCTGGTGAAGGTTGGAGTCAAGTTGCTCTAGTATTACAAAACGAACTGTTAGGAACACACGATGTCAAAATCACAGACAATATTGGAACTGGCGCAATACCTCGCTCGTGCATTCGTATCGACACTATGCGTAACGATGGCGCTAATTGTGTGGGTGTGGAAATCCGTCATGCTACCGGTGGAACTAGCTATCTACTGTTTGCTAACTATACTCAAGAGGTTAGGCAGATGCAGGGATTCAAACTCAACCTGGCCGTATTTGACGAACAACCACCAGATGACTTCTTTAGTGAAATTGTTACGCGGACTGCTACAACACAAGGACAGGTCTTATGTAGCTTCACCCCACTCAAAGGACTAAACGGTCTGGTTTCAAAGTTCTGGAATAGAGAGTCGGGCTACGACTTTGTGCGTGTGGCCTGGACAGATGTGCCAGAATACGATCCCTGGAGTGAACCATTCCTGTTACAAAGCACACGAGATCAACTGGAGCGAGATTATCTACCACACGAGCGTGAAGCTAGAATAGCTGGCAAGCCTGTGATGGGACAAGGTGCTGTGTTTCAGATACGCACATGGCCCACATACAGAACTGGCGACTACGACTTTAGAAGCATGAGTGGTATCAGGAGAGTCATTGCCTTGGACCTGGGTCTGGTCAATGACAGGACAGTTATCACACTAATGTATTGGCATCCCACGGAACGCATGGCCTGGCTACACAGACAGATCTGCGTGACAGGACTTGAAGAAGCCAACCCTACCAATTACATACAGCACTTGATGCGGCCCGAAGTGTTTGGCACACCCATAGTGTTGCCACCTGATGCAGGCACGCCAGGTCGTTATACCATGAGCAGTCAAAGCATTAGAGAACTGTTTGAAAGCTATGAACTGAACGTGATCGCTAAACCCATAGCCAATCCACCCGACGCAGAAGGCAGAATAACCAATCATAAAGCCTATGGCATAAACGCCATGCGTCAAATGCTGGAATCAGGTGCTTTAATGATCAATGAAAACTGCGTGGATTTCCTGCGTGAAGCACAGAACTACTATGTGGATCCACAAGGCCGCTTTAGCGATCCTGACGATACCATTGATAGTGCCAGATACGCCTTACTGGGCTGCCTGAATGACCTGGCCGAACCCTGGGACAACAGAACTGCACAAGAGCGTATGCGTGCGTTTAGAGGTCAAGTGCGAGCACCCGAACTCAAGAAATCGGAATGGAAACGGACATACAATCCACAAAACTAAATTGCCACTAAATAATAAACTACACCGAGGCCAACTGAATGTTAAACATCCGCAACAAAGTTCTCATGCAACTGAACACCAACAACCGCACACTAGCGCGGTTTGTCAAGCTAAAGGGTCAGTTGGATACCAAGTGTGCCAGCTACCTTAGATACCTGGGCACCAAAAACGCTGTGAATAGAGCCAGCGACTATCATTATCTATGTCTAGCAGTAAGCGAAAGCACAGCACCTGTAAATGGCCTGGACTATATCCATCCTGTTGTGAAACCGGCTGTGGATTATGTGACTGCTGTGATTGCCAAGGGACTTGCTCCCAACGGCGAAATACACTTTGACTTTGCTCCCAACACTGAAACAGACAGTGAAGCAGCCCGTCAAGCTACCGAAATGGTCAGCAGAATAATCAACGAAGAAAACGATCCACACTTTATCCTGCAACGCTGGATCATGGATGCCTGCATGCACAAGAATGGCATGATGATGATACTACCGCGTCGAGAACAGATAGTTCGCTATGTGGATATCACCGGCACACCCGATCAACTGCGAGCGTTTGAAGCACAAGCCGAGGATAGCGGTCTTACAGTGCTACGCCAAAGCCGTCGTCGGGTCAGCGTGGACATGGCCGCAGTGCTACAGGAAACACAAGAAATGGTTGCCGGCATACCCCAAGCTCAAAGAGAAGCAGACCTTCAATACCGAATTGATGCGGCACAAGCCGGTCAAGCCGGCGAAGAATTTGATCAGGATCAACCGGATGTAGAACTGGACCAGGCCGAAGATGCCATGAGTGAAGCCATCAGCCGTAACACCATATACGCAGCCAAATACAAACTGACCGGTTGGAGCCTACAAATTAGATTTAGAAGCATAGCACAACACTACTGGATCTGTGATCCCACTGTGCAACAGATGCGTGATCAGGCCTTTTGTGGCTACTATGATCCAATGAGCATACAAGAAGCAGTGCAGATCTATCCTGAACTGCAGGATCACATGGACGAGTTCCGCATGCATGCTGAATACAACCAAAATGGTGCTTATCAAGCTGGCTCAGTGCTAAACAACTTGGCCATACATGCCAGAGACAGTGTGCCTGTGATGGGTATACCTGTTGAATCTGGTGTGGGAGCCGATCCAGACAGTCGTCAGGTCACCATTTTGACAGTATGGGACCGTTACGACATTGATGGTGATGGTGAACTGGAACTGGTTGAGATAGTTTATTCCGGCAGTTACATTATTAGTGCCAAGGAAGTGGAGTTTATTCCAGTGGCCAACATGTGTCCCAAGCCGTTGCCCGGCAACTTTTACGGCATGAGCATCGCTGAAAGCGTAATACCCATGCAGGAATACATGACCAGTGCCAGTCGTGCAGAAATACAGCTGGGCTTGCTGACAGCAACACCCAGAATAGGTGTCAAACCCGACAAGGTCGACTTTGAAATGATACAGGATGGCGAAGCCGCTATCTTTATTCTAGACAGCAAGTTCGATCCTGCCACTGACATCTATCCAATGCCGCCACCAGCAGGTAACCTACAGTTTGTGGAAGTGGCAATGACCCGCATGCAACAGGACACTGCGGCCATTATTGGTATGACCACACCACAAGATGTGTTCAATCCTGAAGTGATGGCCAAGGGCAACAGTGCTGCCAAGCTACAACTGGCACTTGGTCCCAATCAGATCATACAAGACAATGCTGTGCGCAATGCAGCAGATGGTCTCAAAGAAGCCATCTGGTTGATCTGGAGAACACTAATACAATATGGTGATGACTACAGTGTAAAGAAAATGGCACAACAGTTTCACCCAGAAAAGAAACCAATTTTTATGGACTATCAGGCCTGGGATGACATGGACTTTTGTGAACGCAAACAGATCCACATGGAATTGGCTCTGGGCATGAGCTCGGAAGAGAATCAGCTACAGCGTCAACAAGTGATCAATCAAACACAAACACAGTTATACACACAGGTGCAACAGATGGCACAGAACGGCACACTAAATCCTGCCATGTATGAGAAGATCAAGAGACCGTTTGCAGACACACTTTATGTGTTGGGTGTAAAAGACGCTGATACATACTTGCCCACAGAGGAAGAAGTTGTAGCCATGATCCAACAAGCCGCCGAAGCAGCCAAGAACCGTGAACCTGATCCAGCAGCCAAGAAAGATTTGTCAAGTGCTGAATTGAACACTGCCAAGACTGAACAGATCCGTGCAGAAATGACCGGACAGGACGCAGAAAGCCAACTGGACTACATGGCAGTGGCAGCAGGTGATCCCAAGGTATATCAATAATGCTAACAGCTGAAACCATAGACGCTTTTAATTCAAGACTCACAGTGGATTTGAACACTATCAAGACCATGCGTCCGGCACAACTGGACCAGGTCAAGAGTCAAGGCAGCAATGCTGAAGCACTATTGAAGAACAAGGACTTTGCCTTGTTTGTTCACCAATACAAATTTGAAATCCTGGATGCCATTACCGGTGTGACAGGTCATCGAGAAGAAGATAACAGCCGCCGTGTTGCTCTCAGCAATCAACTGGCCGGCATAGATGGTTTCGTAGCCGCACTGCAACGAGCAGTGTATATGAAAAACAGGGTGGTCACTAATCAGGCCACAACCACTGGTAATCCTCAGGACCCAGTTGTGTATACAAATGAAAGACAACACTAATGACACAAGACATCACGCCTAATAGCCCAGCTACGGCCAATGATACAAATGCGGTTGCAGGATTGGACGCAATAGCCGCTAAGATGGACGCAATGAAAGCAATGACACAGCGTAACCAGCTTAGAGCTACCGACGGCACCGAGGCAGGAATTTCTGATGAGGCAATCACAGAAGAGCCTGTGGCACCAAATGGCGAGAGCCAGCCAGAAGTTGCGGATACCGATTATCCCGAATATGCGGACAGCACAGACGAAGCAGAGATCCCTGAAGAGGTAAATCCTGAACAGACTGAAACCGGCAGTGAAGAACTGATCGACTTTATTGAATTTGCAGAAACCAATCCGAACGCCAAGTTCCGGTTCCTGCGCAATGGTAAAGAGGTCGTTATTGACGCTCGAAAGGCTGCCAGTATTCTAGGTCAAGGTGGAGCAATACACGAAGAAGCACGACAATTAAAGATCCAAAAAAGTGAATTTGATGAATACCTAAAAGGACATCGAGCCCAACAAGAAGGATTGACCTTGGCCATGGAATTTACCGTGGAACCAAGACTACAGCAGGCCTATGATGAAATAATTAAAACACAAAATTATCAGTCGACCTTTCAACAACAGTTAGCCTCAACACAGGATCCAGGTCAACAGGCCCGTATCCGTGCCAGTATGGAACAGAATGAGCGTTACATACAACAGCAAGGTGCTGTGATTGGACAGTTAAAACCCGCAGTAGATCAATTCAAACAGATACGCCAACAGCAGGTCACACAAATACTTGAAAACAATCGCAAGGGGTTCACAGACAAAGAACTCAAGAACGAATATGTGTTCAACGAACTGCGTGATCGAATTGGCCGGATGTGGGCTGGCGCCAACAATGAGTTGGTGCCAGGTGTCAAGAACATTGACCTAATCTCCAGCGACGAGACCCTGATGGGCCTGGTGCGAGACGGACTCAAGTTCAGAGGCAAACCATCAACTAGAACTGCCGGCGCAAGTCTAGCTACCCTAACAGGTCGCAAAGGCGGAGTGCCCAACAATCGTGGCGAACAAGCCAGTATCGATCAACTTCGTGAAAAAGCCAAGGGCGGTGATAAAAAAGCCGCAGACAACCTACTCGTATTGCAGCTAAGTAAACTTAAAGCAAGCCGAGGCGGTCGTTGAGATCAAGCCTAACTAATATTCAAGGAGAATAACATGGCAGAAATTACAACCAGTCAAATTGGTAACGGAACAACCGCATATGGCGCAGACATCGTTGTCAAAGACTTAGACTTAGACGTAAGCAATCGCGTTAAAGATGATACACCTGTTTTAAATATGTGTATGACAAAAAAGCGTAAAGTTAATTCAACTTTACCATTATGGACAGACGATATCTATCGCTTGCCAGAAACACAAGCCTGGGTTGAGGGTGCACCTGTATCCACTAGCCAAGCTGAAAGCAATAGTCGTTATAACTTGGCTAACTACACACAGATTTTCGCAACCACAGTTGCAGCTTCTGGAACAGCTAGAGCAGTTATGCAGTCCGGTGGAGATCCACAGGCATACCAGGAAGTCAAACAGTTGATCGAACTCATGTTCGACGTGGAACAGCAATTGGTTCGTAATGACCAAGTTGGAACACAATACGGTGGACAAACTGGAACAGCTGGTGGTGCTAGTGGCAACAGCCAGACTGGTCGTCGTATGGGTTCATTGAGCTCGTTCGCAGGCACACAGAGTTTCAACACAACTGCTGGCAATGGCACTGTTGGTATCACTACCAATGTGAACAATGCCACAACTGATACTCCTGTTGTGACAGCCAACACTTTCACTATGAACAGTAACGGCACAACATTCTACACTGGCACATTTACAAACCAGTTATTCAGCCCAATCATCTACAAGCAGTTGGTGACCACAGCTGAAGAGCGTTACAATGCCAAGATCCGCACTATCGTAGCTCCTACAAGTTTGAGAACAATGTTAAGTGACACATTCCCAACTTCAAGAACTATCAATCGTGTGAATGCCGAGCGTGGTGACACAATCCAGACTTATGAAGGTGACTTCAACTACACTTATGAAATATTTGATAGTTGGATCATGGATCAAGCTGGTGTAAGCAACAGCATCTACTTCCTGAACGAAGAAGTGCTACAATGGGGCAGTCTGCGTGACCTAGGTCCAAACAACGAAGTGTTCTCGAACGCTGACGCAAGTTTAGACCAGTTCATCATGGAAGGCACCTTGATCGTTCGTAACCCAGCCGGTGTTGGTATGTTAAACAACATTTCGACTTCAGGTGCGAATGTGACAACTGCACGACCAAGCGCATTGGTTCAGCGGGCAACAAACACATACTAAGCAATCAGTATGCGATAAAAAGCACCTTTCGGGGTGCTTTTTTATTGGCAATCTCCTGTATGATCGCAAGCCAGCTAAATATGTCTATGAGCCTAGATAACCACAAATCCCAAATTATAGATGTCAGCACTGCTGAAACCGATTACAACTACCTTAGACAAGATGCCGGCGGCATGATTACGCAACACAATGGTGTAGCAGACAGGTTGCTCAAAAACGACAAGCTGTATCGCAGCATGAAAGGCGATTGGAAGCGAGAAGGTTGGAATGGCAGCCAAAATGTCAAGACAACTACTGGACGCGAGGATGGCAAGTTCTATATCCGACGCGAACAGATGAATACCGAATACATCAAGTTTCGCTGTGCCGAATATCGCAAGGCAGCCGAAGCTGGATTCGTCGATCCGTTAGCACCTCTCATGCCCGATGGCAAAATAGGATACAAATGGATGGACCTGCCGGATGTGATAGCTATCAGAATCAGCGATCAATACTTTGGTGGCATGCCCTGGGGCGTGTTAAAAAATGATCGGACCCTAAAGGCACAATTTTACATGGTGGTGCAACGCGAATATCCCGAATATGTGTGCTATCCAGGTGGTCGTATGCCGATCCCGATTCAGGTGCCGTATCCTGCAAAGTCAGGTGAAACCAAGTTCTTTAAAGGAATTTAACTTATGTTTGCAATACCCACAGGCGATGATCTAGTCAGCTA